GTAGACAAAGCTGGTAGAGCAAGTGAACTTGCATACCAAATAGCTAAAAAATCCAAAGAGTTAAAAAGAGACATCGAGTCTACTTTATTAACTAACCAAGTAAGAGCAGCTGGTAATTCATCAACTGCAAGAACTTTCGGTTCTATTGGTGCTTGGATTGCAACGAATGATAACTTTGCAGCAGACGGATCATCTCCAACTGCAGCAGATGCTTCTGATGCTAGAAATGACGGAACTCAAAGAGCTTTAACTGAAGCTATGTTGAAAGACGTTATTAAAGGTACTTGGAACTCAGGTGGTAACCCATCTGTAATCATGGTAGGCCCATTCAACAAACAGAAAATCTCAGGATTTACTGGTGGATCTACTAGATTCGATGCTTCAGAAGATAAAACTTTATACACTTCAATAGATGTATATTCTTCTGATTTTGGTGATCTAGAAGTTGTTCCTAACAGATTCTCTAGAGATAGAGATGCATTAGTCTTAGATATGGACTACTGGTCTGTAGGATTCTTAAGAGACTTCACAATGCATGAACTTTCAAAAAGTGGTGACTCAGAAAAAAGACAGCTATTAGCTGAACTTACTTTGATCTCTAGAAATGAAGGTGCTTCAGGTGGAGTATTCGACTTAACAACATCATAATCTATAAATACATAGGGGAGTAACCTCAACATACTCCCCTTGTATCAACTCAAAATATGAAGTATTAAGAGGTCAATAATACGGAACATACAAAGGAGAAAACATGAGAACATTAAACGACTATTTTTTAACTGCTGAGATCGAAGATATTAGTACAGCATCTTCTACATTTGTTGCAGTACCTGATGGTGGAAAAGTAATAAAAATTATTACTGCTCTACAAGGTGCTATATCAGGTGGTAATGCTGCATTATCTTTTGAGATTGGTGGCACAGCTATAACTGGTGGTGGCATTACTGTCGCCCATTCAGGATCAGCTGCTGGAACTGTAGATTCATCTGCACCTACTGCTGCTAACAGAGTAGAAGAAGATGGTACACTTGAAATCATTACAGATGGTGGCTCTACTGGAGCTAAAAAATGTCTTGTTACATTCGTAATAAGAAGATAATTAATTAAGGGGAGAGCAATCTCCCCTAACAATAAAATAAAGGAAATACAAATGCATATAGCAATGAGACCAGTTACAACTGTAAAACTTGCTTCAGGTGGTTCATCTTCACAGACTGCTGCTTTTGAAGCTAACATAGAATACGTTAGAGTAATATCTGATGCAGATGTTCATGTAGAATTTGGAGTTAATCCAACTGCAACATCATCTAAAATATTTTTAGAAGCAAAAAGTTATGAATATTTTAAAGTTTCACCTGGAGAAAAATTAGCTGCCATTGGTTCTGCCAATGTTTACGTAACTACACTAAGTGAATAATGTCTATATTAAGAGATCAGGAATCTGACGGAACTAAATATTTCGTAGAAGCTGATGGAAAAGTAACAGTTAAAAGATCACAAGAAGTTAATCCTATTCTACAAAAGAATAAAAGATTATATAATCTTAATGACGGATATTCTAAGACTAAAGAAATTAAACGTGTAGCTAGTATACCAACTATGGTTTTAGAACTATGGGCTAGAGAATATAATGGTACTAATAATTGGTGGCAAATACCCAAATCAGAAAGAACAAAAATTTTAAAGTTAAAACTTAATAGTAACGAATATCGTTATTTTAGAACAGCATCAGGAAGAATGTAATGGCATTATCAACATATACAGAACTTAAATCATCAATAGCAAATTTCTTAAATAGATCAGATTTAACAACTGAGATACAAGATGATTTTATAAAACTTACTGAAGCTGATTTTAATGCTAAGCTACGTATAAGACAAATGGAACAGAATGATGATGTAACTATTAACGCAGAATTAGTTACTGTACCAACAGGTTTTATTGGTGCTAGATCATTTCATATATTATCAGGTGGTACTAAATATCATTTGGAATATATAACTCCAGGCAATTTATTTGAAATAAAAGGAGGTTCGACTTCAGGTATGCCTAGAACGTATACTATAGAGTCAGACAATGGTACTGAAAGTTTTAGATTCGCACCCCAACCTGATACGAGTTATACTGGTAAGCTACAATATTATAAAGCTTTTACTGCTTTGTCTGATAGCGATACCTCTAACTATATTTTGGCAAGTCATCCATCTATCTATTTATATGGGTCGTTATATCATGCCAGTAATTTTATCGGTGGGATCGACCCTAACCAAACGCAACAATGGCTAGGTATGTATTCAGCAGCTCTTGAGAGATGTGAGAATAATGACAAACAAGATTCATATGGTTCTGCACCTGTTGTTCAAAGAACAGATGTAAGTACAGATCTATCATTCTATAGGAGAAAATAATGCAGATACCTTTTGGTGAATGGTTACCTGATCAACCTGAACATGATAAAAAAGGAGCTAATGTAGCAACTAATGTTTATTATGCATTAAACTCTTATAAAAGATTTCCTTCATTAGTAGAATATAGTTCTAATAATATTGGAGCTGATGCTAGAGGTGGTGGTTCATTTAGAGATAATGCAGGTAATGTATTTAATTTTGTTGCTAAGAATACAGATATATATCAATTAGCTTCAGGAGCATTTACTTCTAGAAAAGGATCTCTTACAGGAACTAATACTGATTATTGGACATTTACACAATTTGGTAATTACATTATTGCGAGTAATGGTGTAGATGCACCTCAATATTATTTAATGGGAACATCAACTAATTTTGCTAATCTTTCAGCAATACAAACAGCAGGTACTGTTCCAACATTTAGAGTTTCAGGAGTTATAAGAGATTTCTTAGTAACAGGAAACCAACCAACAAATCAAAATAGAATACAATGGTCTGGAATCAATGATATTACTACTTGGTTATCAGGAACTAAACAAGCTGATCAACAAGATCTTCCAGGATCAGGTGGTGAAATCGTAGCTATAACTTCAGGTGAATATGGTTATGTATTTAGACAAAACCAAATCATTCGTATGGATTATGTTGGTGGAGCAACTGTATTTAGATTATCAGTAATATCTCCTAATAGAGGAGCTATATATGGCAAAACTGTAGCACAAGATAATAGACGAGTTTTCTTTTATGCTGACGATGGATTTTATGAAATTCAAGGTGATAACTTATTATCAATAGGTGCTGAAAAAGTTAATAGATTTTTTGATCTAGATCTTAACAAAGCATTTTCTGATAGAATATGTGCAGCTGTAGATCCATTTAATCAACTGGTTATGTGGCTTTATCCTTCAGCTTCTAATGCATCTAATACATCAGGAATATGTGATAAGCTTATTATCTACAACTATGCTACTAAAAAATGGTCATTAGCTGAGACTAATGCTAGTTTTATATTTAGTCAGTTTGTAGGTGCTTATACTGTAGAGCTTATGGACACTATATCTGAAAACTTAGAAAGTATAAATATTGCTTTAGATACTGACTTTTGGTCAGGTGGACAGAAGTTTTTAGGAGCTATAAATAACTCTTACAATGCTGCAATTTTTAGTGGAACTCAAAATGAATCTGAGATAGAGACTTCTGAAATAGAAGTATTTCCTGGACATAGAGCATCTATTACAGGAGTAAGACCAATTGTTGATGCTGAAGCAACAGTAACAGTTAAGACTAGAAATAGATTAGCAGATGCAAAAGTAGAATCTACTTCGTCAACAATGACCTCTAATGGTATCAATCCTATAAGACAATCAGGAAGATACTTTAGAGCAAATGTTAAAGTACCAAGTGGTAAGACTTTTAGTCATGGACAAGGGATTGATATTACTGCTGTTAAAGCAGGGTTAAGATGACAGATAAAACAGATATAGATAACGTAAGATATAGTTTCGAAACACAAGAATTTTTTCAAAGACAAATTGAAGAAGCAATTAACACATTAATTAATGAAAAGAATACAGAAAATAACAAAGCATATGCTTGGTTTATAGGAGAATAGATGGCAGGTATAAAAGATTATAGCACAACAGCAGGTAATAATACATCCGTAGGAGGTGTGTCTATTGCAGAAGGTATGTTGCCTTCAAATATTAATAATGCATTTAGAGCTGTTACTGCTGATATGAGAGAATGGTACAATGATGCTCAATGGGTTATCTATGGTGATGGTGATGGCGCACATACATTTACTTATGTAAGTAGCACAGCATTTAGAGTAGATGGTGCTGATGTTACTGCTCATTATCATGCAGGACGTAGAGTTAAAGCAGTAGGTTCTTCTACTGGAACAATTTATGGTACAATAGCAAGTACATCTTTTTCAACAAATACAACAGTTAACGTAACTTGGGATTCAAGTTCTTTATCAAGTGAAACATTAGTTATTTATTTAGCTATATTAACTAAAACAAATAATTCATTACCAACAGATAGTATTGATTCTTCTAATTTAAAAACTAATTCAGTTACAACAGCAAAAGTTATAGACGCAAATATTACTGCTGCTAAACTTGCAAGTAATGCAGTAGAAGCTGCTAAAATAAATGCTTCAGCAGTTACTTCAGGCAAGATAGCTGCCGATGCAGTTACAGGAGCTAAAATTGCAGATGATGCTATTAATAGCGAACATTATACAGATGCATCTATTGATACTGCACATATTGCAGACTCACAAATTACTTCAGCTAAAATAGCTGATGATGCAGTTACTGCTGGTAAAATAGCAGATGCAGTTTTAGTAACATCTTCTGAACATGCTGCACACACTCCTGATGAAGTTACAATATTAACAACAGCTGGTTCAGATGCTAGATACTTTAGACAAGATTCAAGTGAAACAATTGCATCAGGTGATTCATGGTCAGCTGGAGATACAAAAGTAGCAACAACAGCTGCTATTGATGCAAGAGTTATAGATTTAGTAGATGACGTTGGAGGATTTGTTCCAATAGCAAATGAAACAAGTTTTCCTAATGCTAATCCTGACGTTAATAATGGAGCAGGAACTATTGTTAGTGTAGCTACTTTAGGTAGTACACATACAGCAAATGGTTCAGGTGTTGTATCTATATCCAATGGAACTGTAGGAAATTCTACAGTAACAATAAATGGTTGTGGAGCTAGTGCTTCTTTAACATCAGGTTTTGGAATTTTAGTAGAAACAACTACTACATTAAACACTTATACATTTCATAGATTAGTACCAAAAGCTACAGAAGTTACAACAGTAGCAAGTAAAGCTACTGAGATTGGCAGACTAGGAACTGCTGATGCAGTATCAGATTTAAATACTTTAGGTACAGCAGATGCTGTATCTGACATGAACACACTTGCAGCAGTAAGTGGATTAGATACTTTAGCAGCTAACTCAGCTAATGTTACAACTGTTGCAAACAATGTAACTGGTGTTAATAGTTTTGCAGAAAGATATAGAGTAGAATCATCTGCACCATCAAGCAGTCTTAATGTTGGTGATCTTTATTTTGATACAACAGCTAATGAATTAAAAGTTTATAAATCATCAGGATGGGCAGCTGCTGGATCTACAATAAATGGAACATCAGCTAGATTTAAATACACAGCTTCAGGTAGTCAAACTACATTTACAGGATCAGACGATAATGGAAATACACTTGCTTATGATGCAAGTTTTATAGATGTATATTTAAATGGTGTTAAATTAGTTAATGGTACAGATGTAACTGTAACTTCAGGCACATCAGTAGTTTTAGCATCAGGTGCAACTGCTGGCGATATTGTAGACATCGTTGGTTTTGGTACATTTAATGTTGCAGCGATTGCAGCTTCATCTATTACATCAGGCACAATGGCAGACGCAAGATTACCTACAACAATGGCATCTAAAACATTAACTGGTGCAACTGTTACAACAAATTATAATGGATTAACTGTTAATGGTGATGGCAGTTCTAATGCTGGTCAAATACAATTAAATTGCCATGCTAATACACATGGTGTAAAAATTAAATCACCACCACATAGTGCTGCACAATCTTATACATTAACTTTACCATCAAGTATTACTAATGGTTATTATTTAAAAACAGATGGTTCAGGTAACTTATCTTTTGCAGAAGTACCTCAACCTACATTACCAACAGTAGCAGATGTATCTCAAACAATTGCTCCAGCTACAGCTACAGCTATAAATATTACAGGAACAAATTTTAGTGGAATACCAATAGTACAATTTATTAAATCAGACACAGGTGCTATTACATCTTCTAATACAGTTAGTTTAACAAATGCTACAACACTTGCAGTCAATGTTACTTTAGCATCAGGATCTTATTATGTTAGAATAGAATTAGAAAATGGTAGAGCTGCAAGAAGTACAAATGCAATATTAACTGCATCTACTGCACCTACGTTTAGTACAGGAGCAGGTTCATTAGGAACATTTGCAGGTAATTTTTCAGGAACATTAGCTACTATTTCAGCATCATCAGATAGTACAATAACATTTGCAGAAACAACATCAGTTTTAAGTGGAGCAGGAGTTACATTAAATAGTTCTACAGGTGCGTTGACTACTTCAGATTTCGGTGCTAGTTCAACTACACCAACTACATATACGTTTACAATAAGAATTACTGACGCAGAAAGTCAAACTACAACAAGAGAGTTTAGTATGACTTCTAGCTTTGGAGCAACAGGTGGAGGACAATTTAACTAATGGCTAGTACATATTTAATAAGAAGCACACCATCAGAAACATTTAGTAAATTAACAGTATCTTGTTGGTTTAAAGGAATGGCAGATGGTACTCAAAGAAATTTTTGGGGTTTATATGATAATTCAGACAATACAAGATTTTTTGGATTATATTATTCATCTAATGGAAGTTTATATGCTTACTGGAAACAAGGTGGTGAGGGAGTACAATTTTCATTAGGAACAACACAAAAATTTAGAGACCCATCAGCTTGGTATCATTTCGTTATGACTATGGATACAACTTTAGCTACTGCCTCTGATAGAGTTAAATTTTATGTTAATGGAGAAAGAGTTACATCTTTTGAAGATAGTTTAGATACAATAACACAAAGTAAAACTTGTAATATGATGAATGGAACTACAGATGGTCGTATGCAATGGGGTGGTGGAAAAATAAGTGGAACACAATATTATTGGAATGGTTTAATGTCACATTGTCATATGTGTGTTGGTTATGCTTATGATGCATCATCTTTTGGTTCAACAGATTCAACAACTGGTGAATGGAAAATAAATACTTCTCCAAGTGTATCTTATGGAACTAATGGTGGTTGGTGGTTAAAAGATGGAAGTCAATTAACAGATAGTTCTTCTAATTCAAATACTTTAACAGTTGGTGGTGGTACACTAACTAATACTGAAGATTGTCCTGATAATGTTTTTTGTACAATGAATCCTTTAGATAATTATTTTGGTGGTGGAACTTTTAGTAATGGAAATAATACAGTTCAAACAAGAAATACAGGTTATTCTTACAATACAAGCACGATAGGAATGTCATCTGGTAAATGGTATTGGGAAATGAAATACGCATCAATAGATGTAGGTTCTGGCAATCAGCTTATGCCTGGAATTGCAAAATCTTTAGCACGAGGTACAGAGGATCACATGGGTTATCGTAATACCAGTTATGCCTATACAAGTAATGGATCAATTTTTAATAATAATGCTGGACCAAGTTATGGAGATACTTATGCGCCAAATGATATAATTGGTTTTGCTTTAGATTTAGATAATAATAAATTTTACGTTTCTAAAAATGGAACTTGGCAAAATAGTGGTGTACCTACAAGTGGTTCAACAGGAACAGGTGCTACTTCAATAACTGCGCCAGATGCTTCTCCGTCAACAGATTTAGGTTGTTATTTTGTAGCTGTAGGTGATGGAAATAATGGTTTCCAAGCAACAGTACAATATAATTTTGGTGCAGGATTTTTCGGAACAACAGCAATATCTTCAGAAGGAACTAACGCATCAGGTATCGGTAAATTTGAGTATGATGTACCAACAGGTTACACAGCTCTATCAACAAAAGGATTAAACTTATAATGGCATATACAACTATAAACAAATCTTCAGATCATTTTAATACTAAACTTTACACAGGAACAAGTGGTACTATTAATGTTACTGGTTTAGATTTTCAACCTGATTGGACATGGATTTATAATAGAGGTGGAACTTATGCTTCTCCTATGTTTGATGCTCTAAGAGGAGTGACAAAACTTATTGAATCTACAGGAAACGGTGTAGAAAACACACAATCTAATACATTAACAGCTTTTAATTCTGATGGTTTTACTGTTGGTGCTGATGGAAATAGTTATGTCAACAGAAGTTCCTCTCCTAATACTTATGTTGCTTGGAATTGGAAAGCTGGTGGAGCAGGTTCATCAAACACAGATGGAAGTGTGACATCTACTGTATCAGCTAATACTACATCAGGATTTAGTATTGTTAAATATACTAATCCAAGTTCAGGTTCACCATTTACAGTAGGACATGGTTTAGGTGCTGCACCAAAAATGATTATGATTAAAAATATTACTGGTTCTGCACAAAACTGGGGTGTATATCACACAGCTCCAGGTTTTGGTAAATATCTACAATTAAACACAACAATTGACGAAGCAACTGCAAATTTAGTTACGGCAACTTCTAATACAACATTTTCTACTTATTATGACCATCATACAGCTGGAGTTGATTTAATTGCTTATTGCTTTGCAGAAATAAAAGGTTTTAGCAAAATAGGTTTTTACAGAGGAAACGGAAATGCTGATGGTGCATTTGCTTTTTGCGGATTTAAACCAGCTTTTGTTTTATTTAAAGAATATACAGGTGCAGGTGATGCGAACTGGGTTATTCAAGATAGTAAGAGAGTGGGATTTAATCCTAATAACAATAGAATATATCCTAATGATAGTGCTGTAGAAAACACTTCATCTTTTAGAATAGATATGCTTTCAAATGGTTTTAAACTTAGAAGTTCAGATGGTGATGCTAATGAGAATGGAAACAATTTCCTATATCTAGCTATTGCAGAAGCACCATTAGTAGGAAGTAACAACGTACCAGCAACAGCAAGGTAATTAATTATGACAAAAGCAAGAGATTTAGCAAATATAATATCAGGTGGTTTTACAGCTGATGATATACCAAATTTAGATGCAGCAAAAATAACAAGTGGTTCATTTGCTGATGCAAGAATACCTAACTTAGCAACATCTAAAATAACTTCAGGAACATTTGCAGATGCAAGGATAGCTTCATCTAATGTATCTCAACACGCAACATCTTTTGATGATAACAAGTTAGTTAATGATATTTCTACACTTGCTATTAGACAAGCATCTAATGAAAACAAAACAGCTTACAATACTAATTCAATGTTTGTTGATGTTTTTCAAGATAGTTCAGCAATTAATTTAACAAATGTAACAAACGTAAGTGAATATTTAGCTTCAGTTTATGAAAACAAAGTTCAATTTATTCCATCAATACATAGAACTAGTACTCTTACAGGTGCTTTAGGAACTGCAACTTGGACAGGTGGAGAAAATACTGCGAACTCTCAACATAATACTGCATCTAGTTATTGTGGAACAATAGTAAATGAACTTTGGGATTTATCAGGCGATTTTCAATGTAAAGTTTATTTTGGAAATAGTAATAGAAATGGTTCTTTAGATACTGTGCAATATCCTGCTTTTAGTACTATATTTACTACTAACACCTCTTTAACAGCAGGTTCAGACCCCGATATTTTTAGTTCGGCAAGTTCTCATACTAATTATGGTTCTGATGCTAGTCAATGGCAAGGAAGCAATTTACTTACTTCAGCAGGTAGAACTGGAATGAGTACAGCAGATTTATCTAACTCTGGAAAATTTAATGCTTTTGATGTTGGTACCAATGGAGCTGGAGCAAAAAGTTATGACGCAAATGGCACGACATTTGGTACATTTGGATATTACAATGACACAACTAGTTTTGCAGGTTTTAAATGTGTTTATGATAAATCAGCATCAACTATTGTGTTTCAACCTCTTTCTTGGGATGGAAGTTCAATAGGTTTGCCTAACAATGGAATAACAACTATTTCTAATGTTCCAAGTTCAGGTAGAGCAATAATAATGTTTGGTGAAGCTAATAGTACAACACAAAACTTTCAAACTTCTTATCTAAATGGTTCTAAAACTAATGATGATTTTTCTTATAAAACAAGTTCAGTAGTAAATGCAACTGGTACTGTAGAAAGCAATGCAATTACAGCTGCATCAAGTGTAAATAAAATAGGTGCAATAATTACTTACCAAGACCAAGCAGGAACTAACGCATTAAACTCAGATATAGTTTTACAATTATCAGCAGATGGTGGTTCTAATTATACAACAGCAACACTTACAGCTTTACCTGACTTTGCTACTGGAATTAAGATGGCAAAAGTAAATGACTTAACAATAGGTACAGCAGGTACTTCGTTGAAATATAAAATATCTTTTGCTAATCAAGCTTTAGGTTCTAAAGAAGCTAGAATAAGAGGTGTTTCACTACAATACTAATGGCTAATATATACAAAAATGCAATGTTTGATTTAACAACGACAAACAAAACAACTGTATATACTTGTCCTACAGGAAGAACATCTTTAATTAAATCTATACAAGTAACAAATATTCATTCAGGTTCTAATGAAGTAGAAGCATTTACTACTGACGCATCTGCTTCTAATGCAGAACATGAAATAGCTCATATATCATTAGGATCAAAGACAGTTGAAAACTTAGCAAAAAATGTTATTGTTTTAGAATCAGGAGATGCTTTAAAATTAAAGGCAGCATCTGCTAATCATATAGCTGGTATTGTTAGCTATTTAGAAATTTTTGACGAAAAAAGTGCATGATTGAATTGGTTTATATACCACATGATATGACTGACGATGCGTGGAAACACGTTGAAAAAGACATTGCAGATGCATTAGCTAGATCTAATGGTTATGCTTTATCTTCTAGTATTAAAGAATGGGTCAAAGAAAAGAAGATGCAACTTTGGATGCTATGGGATAATGAAGAAAAGAACACACAATATTATGGTGTTGTAGTTACCGAGATATTACAGAGACCATTAAAGAAATGTCTTAACATAAGAATTATGACAGGACATCATAGAGATAAGTGGCAACACTTAATTAAAAATATAGAAAAGTTTGCTTGGGATAACAAATGTGATTCAATGGAACTCATTGCTAGACCAGGTTGGCAAAAAGTATTAAGCAGATATGGGTATAATCGTACTCATGTTTTATTAGAAAAACACAATAAGGAGAAAAAATAATATGTCATTTGGAGGAGGATCATCAGGTGGTGGAGGTACTACTATACAAAGTAACGAACCTTACGCACCAGCACAACCAGCATTAAATCAGATTATATCTGATGCTAGTGCTATTTATGGGCAAGGGCCACAATATGTAGATCCAACAACACAACAGCTTTCAGGTTTAGCTGCACAAGAAAATATAGCAGGACTGGCAAATACGCAAATTGCAGATACAATTTCAGGGCAATATTCTAATCCTTTTTTATCTCCTTTAATTGCTGATGCAGCATCAAGTGCGTACACGAATGTTGCTGAACAATTTTCAGGTGCAGGTAGAACTCCAGGCAGTCCTATGTCTCAACAACAAGTTGTTAGTCAATTAGGGAAACAGGCATTACCTTTAGCTTTTCAATCATATGAAAATGAACGTAATAGACAGTTACAAACTGCTAGAGCTGTACCAAGCTTAACAGCTGTTGGAGAGGAATTAAGAAGTTTACAACAAGAACAGAACTTAGCTCCATATCAAAATTTACAAAGATTCTCTAATGTAATTACACCTGTAGCTTCAGGCTTTCCTGTACAACAAGGAACACAGTCTTTTGACAAAAATCCTTTTGGTATGGCAGCAGGTGGTGCTTTAACTGGCTTAGCTATTGGAGATCAATTTGGTGGTAGAGGTGGTATGGGAGCTGCGATAGGTGCAGGCTTTGGTTTATTAGGTGGTCTACTTTAATAGTTTATGAATAAATTACAAAAAGCTGCTGGTCTATTAAATGATGAAGCACCTAAAGGTGAGTTTCTTGCATATATAAATCCTAAAGAAGCTGGTCTTTTATCAAGTAAAGGTGGAGCTGGTATAGATATAAATAATAGTGGTGTTCCAAGTTTTTATGGATCAGATGATTATGGTTCAGGTGAAGATGGTCGAGGAGGAAGTAGTAATAGTAGTAGTGATAATGGAGACTCAGGAGATAACTATAGTCATTCAAGATTTGATGTAGGTAGTGGTTATTATGGAGAACCAACAACAAATAAAACAACACCTTCAGATAATAATGATATAGATTCACAATATACTACTGGTAAAGAATTTAATGTAACACCTGTCAATCAACCTAGTGTTATTGATTATGCTAAAGATGAATTAAGAAACAAAACAGTTTTTGGTAATAAAACTTTAGGTACAGTATCAACAGCTAGTGCATTTTATAGCAATCCTTATACTGCTAGTATAAATGCATTGTTTTCAGGATATACAGCTAAAAGAGATGCTGAAAGAAAAACTGAACCAACTCTTGCTACAGGTGAAGATGGTATAGGAGAAGGTGATTATAAATCAACTGTTGGAGATTGGGCAGAGTCTAGAGGACTTACAGATGATTATTCTTCTGAAGATTTAGAAACTCAACAAGCTATTGACCAACAAGCATTTGATGCAGGATTTAGAACAGAAGATGCTAAAGATATGAATTTAACAGGAGGAGATAGTAACAATCCACCTCCAACAATTGATTCTAATAGTGCAGCTATTCCTGATTCAATAAGAACAGTTAATACTGCTGGTACAGGATTACCTGATCCATCAGGATGGATTAATAGTTACATAGGATCAAAAGCAAATTTTCAAGATTTGTATAATAATGTTAGAAACACATTATA